ATCCTCCATATATGAATTAGATAAATTATTTTTTAAATCATATTAAACGAATAGTTATATATAACTTATACTATAATGTACAACAACCAACCAAAGCGAACTATTGTTTTTAATACTGAACCTATTTTGAATGATATCGATAATATTGTTAAAGATGGTTTGACAAAATTATTGGGTCAATATTTAAATAGATATGAATTATTAGAGAGAACACATCAGGCTATTATGAACTTACCTAGTGTAGTACATGAATTAGCTAATAGAACTGAATCTAATAATTTTTTATCTCCAGTAATTGAGGAAAAACAAAATGAAAAAGATTTACAGGCTATGATTTCAGCAAATGAAAATTTACTAGCTAGAGTAGATATTTTATCAAAGGAAAATGAAGAGTTAACAAATGAATTAAGAGAGTTAAAGAAACAATTATTTCATCATACAACTGATTTATCTTTTGATGAAGTACAGATTAAGGTTGAACCTGGTCTAACAGTTGATTCTGTAGAAAAGGAAAATATTAAGCTAGAAATTGAAGAGCAAGATGTTCAAGATGAAGAGGAGGATGATTCTGATTCACAACAAGAAGACGCTGATGAAGAAGAAGAAAATGTAAATGAAGAAGACGTTGATGAAGAAGAAGAAGATGTAGATGAATCTGATAATGCTGAGGATATTTTAGAAACAGACGAAGCAGATGAAACAGATGATGTTTTAGAAGCACAACATGTACAAGAAGAAGTTGTAGAAGAACATGATGAACAAGAAGAAGTTGTAGAAGAAGATGATGAACAAGAAGAAGTTGTAGAAGAAGATGATGAACAAGAAGAAGTAGTAGAAGAAGACGACGTACAAGAAGAAGTAGTAGAAGAAGATGATGAACAAGAGGGTGAGGAATCTGTAGAAACTGAAAAGTCAGATTCAGAAGAGGAACAAGATGAAGAAGAAGAAGATATTTTCGAAATAGATATCGATGATGTAACATATTGTACAAATAACGAAGAAAACGGATTTATTTATGAATTAAAGGATGGTGAAATGGGCGACAAAATAGGGTATTTCAAGGATGGTGAACCTTTCTTTTATGCTGATGAGAATTAAAATATAATTATATTATAAATAATGATAAATTTATGCGGACCAGCAATTATTTATTTAATTTTTTCTGTTACTCAAATAATAATAGATATATTTAAGGGACTTTATAATACTGCTTTTATGAAAGTAATTGTCATGGTAATGGTGACATTGTTATTAAATATTCTTTGTGAAAAAGGATTAAGCGTTGTATCGTGGGTTATCGTTTTTATTCCTTTTATTATGATGACTGTAGTTGTAAGTATGCTTTTATATGTTTTTGGCCTAGATGCTTCTACAGGTTCAATAAATTATAAATGTGATAATTCAAATACTAATTGTAATAAAAATGTAACTATGGATGCTTTAGGTAATATTATAATATATGACCCAGAATATGATGCCAATAAAAAACCAGTCTATTATCAATCCCCAAACATTATTGTACCAAATCCAACAAATAATGACAATACTACAAATAATGTTATTGTAGCTAATAATCCTATTACTTGGAAATCAAGCAGTCCGGCTTATAGAAGTTAATTAATAAACAATTTAAAAATATTATTATTTATTAATTATAATTATTTAAAATGATATATTTTATAACCAGATTTTTAAAAACTTTAATTTTTTTTAAGTTATTAAATAGTTATTTAAAACATGAGTATCCTGAACATTATAATGGTTATTTAATGACGGCATCTTTTAACGCTGTTTATGTTTTTAGCGTAATACAAATACAAGTAAAAAAGTTTCGCGAATATTTATGTAAAACACATCCAAGATTGACAAGCTATTTAGATGAATATAGAAGTTCAAAAATTGAAAATATAAATAATGTAGAGTTTATTTTAGATGGTAAAGTAATTTATTTAACTGATAAAGAAAAAATTGTTAATCATATCATAGATATTATAAAAGAAGATTTTATAATTTACTCTGATTATGATTCTAAAAATTCGTGTACTAATAAAAAAATAATAGTAAAAGATTCAACTACTTCAAATTGTTCAGATAATGATTTTATATATCAAGTTTCTGATATTAAATTTCTGCTTTGTGAACTTTATATAGGTGACAAAGTATACAAAATTACTTTAAAAAGTGATATGGAAAATTATAATTATTATTTAGTTGACAATATTATTAATAAAAAGTTTATGATTTATTATTTAATAGAATTCTATAATGAAGATTTTAGTAAATCACAAGACAAATTTATTTTAAAATTGATAGACCATAACGTAAATAGTTTCGAAATAGATATAACAGATATGTCTAATTATATTCAAATTAAAAAAGATGGTTATATTACAATTACAAATTAATATATAACATATTATATTATTAAAACAATTTAAAAAAAAATTGAAATAATTAAATACAAATGGAATCCCAGCAAAATACAATGACATCTGAAACATCTAATATGGAAGAATTTAATAAGTTGTCTGATAAGTGGACACTTTGGGCACATTTACCTCATAATACCGATTGGAGTATTAAGAGTTATATACCAATTTCAACATTTACCACTGCTGAAGAAACCATCGCAGTAACGGAGACATTGCCGCCTATTTTAGTAGAAAATTGTATGTTATTTATGATGCGGGAAGGTATTAAGCCGACATGGGAAGACCCAAAAAATCGAAATGGAGGATGCTTTTCATACAAAGTTTCTAATAAAAATGTTTCCAAAGTTTGGAAAGAACTGACTTATGTTGTTGTAGGCAATTCAGTTAGTAAACAAATGTCATATGTTAATTGTGTAACTGGGATTACCATTTCTCCTAAGAAAAATTTCTGTATAATAAAAATTTGGATGTCTGATTGTACGAATCAAAATCCGGCGGTTGTTACTTTAGACCTTAAAGGGTTATCACCCCAAGGTTGTTTATTTAAAAAGCATACACCAGAATATTAAACTTTTAAAATAAATAAAATTAGATATTTTAAAAATAAAAATTATATTATTACCATTTAAAAAAATCCTCAAATAATAAAATATAATGAAGTATCCATATATTATATTTTATAGACTAGAAAAATTCGCAAATATTGATAGTTTTTTTATTATCAATAATGAAAAGCTTAACTGCTCTATTTTTTTTACAAGTGATAAAGAAGACCTCAACAAACTTTTCGATTCTAATTACCAAATATTAATTACATATGGTGATAACGAAGGCGAATATATACCAAACGTTAACTCTATAATAGCGGATAGAATGCACAACAGGTGGATTCATTTTAAAGAAATACCGGAAATTGATGAATTTAATAGATCAATCAATTATTGTTTTATACATAATTGTACTTATGAGAGAGAACTTGTTCGCCCTGTTTTTTCCGTTTTCACGCCAACATATAACTCATATCATAAAATTGAAAGAGCATATAATAGTTTAAAAGCTCAAACATTGAAGGACTGGGAATTTGTAATTATTGATGATTCTCCAGATGATGACCATTTTAATTTTTTAAAGAAATTAATGATAAATGATTCAAGGGTTAGACTTTATAGAAGAGGTGAAAATAGTGGTAACATAGGTAATGTTAAAAATGAAGCTGTTTCACTCTGTAGAGGAAAATATGTATTAGAATTTGACCATGATGATGAAATATTACCATTTGTTTTAAATGATGCTGCTGAACATTTTGATAAAAATGAGGATGTTGGGTTTATTTACATGGATTGTATTTCATTATATGAAAATGGGTCTAATCATTTTTTTGGTGATTTTATTTGTAAGGGTTATGGAAGTTATTATTGCCAAAAATACGGTGATAAATGGGTTTATGTTTATAATACCCCAAATATAAACAACATTACACTTAGTCACCTTGTTTGTTGTCCAAATCATCCAAGAATTTGGAGAAAAACGACACTAATTGATGCAGGAAGTTATTGTGAATTTTTACCTATTTGTGACGATTATGAAATCATACTTAGAACCGCTCTAACCACAAAAATCGCAAAAATTCATAAATTTGGGTATATACAATATATGAATAACAATAACAATAATTTTTCTCTAATTAGAAATGGGGAAATAAATAGAATTGGCCCTGAATTTATTAGCCCCATGTTTTATGAAAAATTTAAAATTCAAGAACATATGAAAAAACTAAATGCCTACGAGGATGAACAATATGCTTATAATCATAGTAAAATTTGGAAGAGAGAAGATTCATATGAACATAAATATTGTAACCAAGTTGTAAATGTTGACTATGATAAACAATATTGTATAGTTGGACTTGACAGTTTAACTATAAATATAGAAAAAATTAATTCCCTTTATGAAAATCCTTATAATGATTTTTTCTTGATTGAAAATAAATGTAATATTGAGCAATTACATTATATTTTGGATAGATATGGATTTTCTAGATTTAAATGTTATACGTTAATAGATGAAACTCCTGAAACTCTAATTAAATATTTTATGTTAAAATATAAATCATGTGAGGACTATGAAATTATTAATAATTATGTCTATAAAATGAAATATAATACAGACTTTTCACAAAGACATGATGTTATTAATTATGTAAGTAAACAAGATAATAAATATTTGGAAATAGGTGTAGAAACTGGTTATACTTTTAATAATGTTCATTTTTCAAATAAAACAGGTGTTGACCCATTGCCACATTTTATGTCAGAAAATTTAGTTCTCAAAACATCAGACGATTATTTTGACAATTTAGACCCGAATACGAATACAAAATTTGATATTGTTTTTATAGATGGTCTACATCAATGTGAACAAGTTGTTAAAGACTTAAATAATAGTATTCGTTTTTTAAATGAAAACGGTAAAATATTACTAGACGATATAATACCATTGAATCACGATGAACAATTAAAGATACCAGTTAAGCATGAATATCAAAATGGTGTATTAAAAACGTTAATTCCGTGGACAGGAGATGTATGGAAAACAATGTATCACATATTATCTGTTTATTCGCAATATATTGAATTTGAATATTTTTATCATTCGTATTATAGAGGAGTAGCAGTTTTACAAATTAAAGAACCATTTCAAATTTCTGATACTGAATTAGATGTTATTAATAATTATAATTATACCAATGATTTTTCTGTATATATAGATTTAATTGAAAATTTTAAAGAAAGACAAAATGAAGTAAAATATACACGAATTCCTATTACAGATATTTCTGATACAGATTCAGACGACCAAAAAGATGATTAATAATATATAATAAATTAAATTATATTATTAAACTTTATAACTGAATATATTACTAAAAATAATAAATATTTTCTACTAATTTTCTTGGCTTATCATATGTTTTTGTATCAGATATAATTGTATTTTTATTATCGGATAGTTTCTCAATATTTTTATTTACTTCTTTTTGTACACTTATACTGGGTTCAGATACATTATTTTTATCTTTATTTAAAGAATTGCCAATTTGAAATGATGCTTGTTTCATATAATATTAATATAATACTTATTTTTAAGTTATATTATTTTTTAAATTACTAATTAAAGAATTTATATTATATTTCTTATAAATGGAATTAATTGAAAAAGAAGAGCCATATTTATCTTTAAATATGATTGTTAAAAATGAGGGTCATATTATTAAAGATACTCTAACTAAACTTTTAAATAAGATTCCAGAAATTAATTATTGGGTTATTTCAGACACTGGGTCAACAGATGAAACCAAAAAAATTATTTATGACTTCTTCAAAGAGAGAAATATCAAAGGGGAACTATTTGACGATGAGTGGAAAGATTTTGGATATAACAGAACTAAAGCACTTGAACACGCATTTGGAAAAAGCAAATACTTATTAGTATTTGACGCCGATGACGAAATTTGCGGTGATTTTGTTTTACCTGTTCTAACAAAAGATTCATATCATTTTCAATTTGGAGACGCAAATGGTACTAGTTATACAAGAACACAAATTATTAATAATAAAAAAAAATGGAAGTATGTAGGTGTTTTACACGAAATTATTACTTGTATTGAAC